ATCTCAGATGACCCTAACCAGCCTGAACTGGCGGTAACTGGCAGAGATCAGCCTCGACTGGAGACGGTGTGGCCTGATGCGTCAGGTTCGTTTGGGGCTGAGGTGGGGGGCTGGGCTTTACAGCATCTTGGTATGGAGTTAATGCCTTGGCAGCAAAGAGTTCTTGACGGTCAGCTTCTTTTTGACGATGACGGGGATTTTTTGCACCGTATGTCAATGGTAAGTACGGCTCGACAAAACGGTAAGACGGTTGCGCTTACTGCGCTTGTCGGCTGGTGGTTGACTGAGATGCCTAAGCACCGGGGGCTACCGCAAACCGTGTTGTCAACTGCTCACCGTCTTGACTTGGCGGTCATGTTGTACGACAAACTTGCTGACATTCTTGAGTTGCGCTTTGGCGCAAAACTTATGCGGTCTTATGGTCGTAATCAGGTGACTATGCCTGACGGGTCTAAATGGTTTATACGTGCAGCCAACTCGAGTGTCGGTCACGGTATGTCTTGCGATCTGATCGTTGCAGACGAAATTTGGGATATTGGTTCAACGGTTATTGACGGCGGTTTACTACCAGCACAGCGCGCTCGACGATCACCAATGTTGTCGGCTTGGTCAACGGCTGGCACGGAAGCGTCAACCGCTATGCAGCGTTGGCGTGAACAAGGGTTGCGGTCAATAGATCGCGGCGAACCGTCGTCGCTTTATTTTGCTGAGTGGTCACCGCCACCCGATCTGTCACCTATGACCGCACAGGCTTGGGCGTACGCAAACCCAGCGCTAGGCAAAACGTTGACGCTAAAAACTATTGAAGCTGAAAGCGAGAACCCTGACCGTGCGTCGTTTTTGCGCGCGTCATGCAACCTTTGGGTCGCCTCGGATAAGAGTTGGATAGCACCCGGTCTTTGGCCTGAACTTGAGTACAGCGACCCTATGCCTGACGGTGGCACAGTCGCCATAGAAACCAGTTTGACCGACGACCGATATTTTGCCACACGCGCAATCGTGCTGGACGATCGCCGCACCGTCGTTACCGTCGAGTTTGTTTGCGACACCTACGACGAAATGTTGCGACACGTTGAGCGCCTAGCAAAAAACACGGCAGTCAAATTTGCTATCAGCCCGTCAATTGACATTCATTGGCCGCTAGCACTCGAGCGCCGACGGGCAGTTGTCGGCTACGGCGAAATCTTAAAGTTTACGCCACGCATTAAAAGCATGATCCACGAGAAATTACTTTGGCATACAGGCGAAACAATGTTGGCTGAACACGTTTCCAGAGCGGTTGCCGTCAGGTCACAAAATTCCATAGCACTCAGCAGTCAACGTTCACCTGGCCCGATCGAATTGGCGCGGTGTTTGGTTTGGTCAGCGGCGCTAGCCAGTCGACCTACCGCAACAGGTAAACCTATGATCGTTGTGGCTAGTGGCTAAGATGCAAAACGGGTGACCGTCGTTTACCTATGCTTTCTCGGTTACGTTTGCGGCGGTCACCTATACACAACACGTAAATAGTTTGGTGGCATACTTAGCAAATGGCAATCTTTAACAGGTCAGTAAACAAGGCGGCTATATCGCCTGAGCCAACTAAAGCGGCGGCAGCTGGTGGCTATTACAGCAACAGCGTTAACAACGGTGGCGCAAACATGATCGGCCAGTATTATTCGTACACCGAAGGGCCGCGTAATCGTGCAGTTTCGGTTCCAACAATAAGTCGTGCGCGCGATCTTATGGCCAGCGTTATTGCTTGCATGAACTTAAAGATGTATAACGAAATGTGGAACGGCAACGAAATGGAAAAAATGCCGATTGCACCACGCACTTGGCTACGCAAAATAGACCCAACATTGCCAAACAATTTCATTATGTCTTGGACATTTGACGATCTATTTTTTTACGGTCGCGCGTTTTGGTATATCACGTCACGCACAGCCGACGGTTACCCAGCGTCGTTTACTCGACTACCTGCAGCAATGGTGCAAACTTTAGATCAGGCTGGCCCAGTTTGGTTTGCGCCGTCAAAACAAATTATTTTTCAAGGTGGCAATTTAGATTCAAATGATGTTGTGCAATTTTTGTCGCCGATACAAGGCATCATTTATATGAGCGAACAATCAGTTGCGACGGCCTTAAAACTTGAGGCGGCACGTTACCGCAATTCGTCATCAGCAATCCCGGCTGGTATCTTGCGTCAAACTGGCGGCGAGCCGCTATCGGCTCAAGAATTGGCTGATCTTGCAAGCGCCTTCAATTCGGCTCGCGAGACTAATCAGACCGCAGCGCTTAACGAATTTGTGACTTACACAGAAACCGCTACTAGCCCTGACAAAATGCTTTTAATTGACAGCGCCGAATTTCAGGCAATGGAAATGGCAAGGTTGTGCAACATTCCGCCGTACCTTGCTGGCGTGTCGGTCGGTAGTTACTCGTATCAGTCGAGTGCCGAGGCTCGCATGGACTTGTGGACATTTGGCGTTCGTGCTTACGCCGATTGCATCGCTGGCACACTAAGCGGTAACAACGTGCTACCTAACGGCACATACGTTGAGTTTGACGTTGAGCAATACCTATCGGGTGAGTACTCGATGAGTGATTACCGTGAGGACAATTCCGAAACACCAATACCAAATGGAGTACTATAAATTTTATGATCCGATTAACCCCTTCACAGATCACGGTTGATGCAGCGGCGGCAGAGGGCTTGCCGTCGCGCTCAATCTCAGGCGTAGCCGTCACATACGACGAAACAGCAACCGTCAATGACGGCACTAAAGTACGATTTTTGCAAGGGTCGTTGCCAGTCACGGGGCGCGACCCGAAACTATTTATGCAACACGACAGCAATCAGATCGTCGGCAAAGTAGTTGAGCGTGTGGACACGCCACAGGGCATGATGTTTACAGCCAAGATCAGCGCCACTCGACTAGGCGATGAAGCTTTGACGCTGGCTAACGACGGCGTTATTGACGCAGTATCGGTAGGCGTAACCCCAACAAAGTTTAGTTACGACGAGGAAGGCGTAATGATCGTTGAGTCGGCGAACTGGCAAGAATTGTCGCTGGTATCCGAGGGCGCGTTTAGCGGTGCAGTCATTACCGAGGTTGCAGCCAGCGCACCCGACGAGGTAGCCGAAGGTATCCCCGAAACCGAATTAACAAGTGCTATACAATCAGAACAAGACACAAAAAAGGACACAACCCCCATGAGCGAAACACCAGCAACACCAGTAGTCGAGGCAGCACAGTCAACAGTTGACAAACTTTGGGCGCAACCTGCACGCGAGTTTAAAATGCCTTCACCAGCAGATTATTTGTCAGCAATGCACATTGGTGGCGATACATTTGCGAAAGTAAACGCTGCATACAAGAACGCATTGTCAAAGCAATCGTCAGCGTTGCAAGCAGCAGCAGGCGACATTTTGACAACTGACACTCCGGGTCTTTTGCCAGTACCAGTTCTTGGGCCACTATTTCAAGACTTGAACTTTGTGCGACCAGTTGTTTCGGCACTTGGCGCACGCGCAATGCCAAACACACCAAGCAAAACTTTTATTCGACCAACGATCACCACACACACTTCAGCTGCAACACAAACTGAAGGTCAAGGTGCATCAGCAACAACAATGGTAATTGCGTCAAACACAGTCACAAAAACAACTGTTGCTGGTCAAGTAACAATGACCGTACAAGACATGGACTTTACAGACCCAGCAGCAATGAACTTGGTACTCAACGACCTTGCTGGCGAATACTTGATCGCAACTGACAACATCGCAGCCGACAACATGGTTAGCGGTGGCGCAGTATCGGGCGTGACATGGACAGTTAACCAAACTGACCCGTCATCGTTGATGACCGCGCTTTACGGTGCAGCAGTCAACATTGCAAGCGTGTCAAACTTCTTTCCAACACATTTGTTTGTTTCACCAAACGTTTGGGAATTGTTGGGCCGCCAGTTGGATAGCAGCAAACGACCATTGTTCCCAGCAATTAACGGCAACAATGTCATTAGCCAAAACTCGATTGGTACAGCAGGCGCAGACTTGTCGTACTCGTCACTCAATCCACTTGGCTTGACTTTGATTGTTGACAATAACTTTGCATCAAACACAATGATCGTTGCATACGCACCAGGCTTTGAAGTTTACGAACAGCAAAAAGGCATCTTGTCGGTAGAAGTACCGTCAACATTGTCCCGTACGTTCTCGTACTACGGATACTTTGCAACGTTCGTATCCAAATCAACGTTCTTACAAAAACTAGCGCTTGCTTAGTCATAGGCGGCAAAACCGCTCATGGCAACATATCTAACAGCGTCAAAACAGTTACTAAATAACTACGCCTGCATATCTACGCTCGAGCCAACCGACATACAAGTTGGCGACACGATCGTTGTTGCAAGCATTGGCGCACCGTTTAATGGCACGTTTACCGTGTTGTCATGCCCGCAATACGAATACACAGGCATAGATAGCACGACGGGCGAGTGGACATTTAATGAGAACGTACCGCGCGCTAATCAAGTGCTGTTTGCTTGCACAGGTTCGGCAGTCGAATACAGCGCGTTTTACACAGGCACAGTTACGTTTACGCCTACGTGTACGTGGGTGACGGTTGCAAACCTTGTCACTTATCTTGGCGTGTCAATCACTAACCCGTCAGACGACTACACGTTGGCTACGCAGGCCGTAAGCGCTGGCAACCAGTTTTGCAGTCGCAGGCGCGCCGAGGCAGGGTACAACGACAGTCTTAGCACGTCGCCTAGCGGTGACGTCACGCTTGGCACGATCATGTATTGCGCGGCGTTGTGGCGTAGTCGAGGCAGTTTAGAAAACGTGTTTGCGTCGTTTGACAATATGGGTTCAGCACCGCAACAGTCAATGACACCTATCGTCAAACAGTTGTTAGGTATTGACCGACCAGCGGTGGCGTAGTGCCTGCACCGTACACAGACCTACTAAACGAGGCGCTAGACGATCTCACAGCGACGCTCACAGCCGTTACATCGCTACGGGTGGTCAATGACCCGACCAAACTTGTCCCTAACTGCGTGTTTGTGCAGGCGTTAAGTTTTACGACGATCGCTGGTAACGGCAATGTTGTGCGCGTTGACTTTCCTATCAAAGTTGTTGGCAGCGGCCCAGCAGGGCTACCCGTGTTGCGCGAAATTTTGCAGATCACCGCGACGGTGCTTGGCTCAAAAGTAATTGTTATGTCGGGTCGCCCCGGGACACTTGAGATTGGCGGTCAAGAGTATCCGTGTTATGACCTAGCGGTTGGCGTGCAAGCGCAAACGACGTGAGCATACACACGCATATCGTTGCGGTATGGTAAAACTATAAAGACACCTAAGGAGTATCACAATGGCAACTAGCACCTATCTTTCAAACCCAGTCGTGCTTATCGGCGCAACCAGCGCAGCGACTACAGATATCACAGATCAAGTTTCTGCATGCACCGTCAATTACATCGTGGAAGCGTTAGAGGACACCGCTTTTGGAAGTACGGCTAGGACGAATACCGCTGGGCTTCAGTCGAATAGCGCCACGTTAACTTTGTACGCGTCGTTTGCATCGTCTGAGAGTTACGCAATTCTTGCACCGCTTGTTGGCACAAAGTGCTATATCAAAGTAACCCCAGCATCAGGCGCAAACAGCGCAACTAACCCGGGTTTTGAATTGACAAACACTTACCTAAGCGCGTTGCCAGTAATTAACGCAAACTTAGGCGAGTTGGCTACCTACGACATTGAGCTTATGGGTGGCGCATACACAGTTGACGTAACGTGATCTAACGCGCCATAACTGGCCGAGAACAGGACAAGGCAATGAGATTAAAACTTAAAGTTGATTTACAAGACGGCGTAGCGCCAGTCGAGTTAACAACAAATATGTTTGTTATCTGCGAATGGGAAAAAACTGAGGGTCGCAAAATTAGTGACGGCAAAGGTATCGGCTATACCGATCTAGTTTGCTGGGCATACAACTTGCTGAAACTTAGCGGCCAAAAAATGCCTGCAACATATCGTGACTGGGTTAAAGAAAACCCGAACATGACCATTGAGGCAATAGACGAGACAGACCCAAACCTTACGGCGTAGGCAGTTACCGAAGGCAACTAGCCGAGTTGTTAGTTGCAACAGGGTACTGGCCTACGACAATCGAGTTTGACACGCGCGACCTGATAACGGTGATTACGCTATTGAATAAGCAAAAGAGGTAGCGCAATGCCAGCATCAACAACTATTGAGGTCGTCGGGGTTAAGCAGACTATTAACTCTTTGCGTAAAATTGACCCACAGTTGCAAAAAGATTTTAAGGCAGACATAACCGCTATTGCACAGCCAGCAATTAACGCTGGCAAAAACGTTTATGCAGATTTGCCGTTGTCAGGTATGCGCTACAACTGGACACAACGTGATCGCAAACTATTCCCGTTTACTGTTGCTAAAGCGCGTAACGGCGTACGCATGAGATTTGATACTCGACGTAACGCGGTAGGCGTAATTCTGATTGAGCAAAAAGACCCGGCGGCTGCGATCTTTGAAACGGCTGGTCGTGCTAATGCAAACAAGTTAGGTAGCGCGTTAGGTTTTGTTGGCGCTGGTCGCACTCGACTAATAGGCCCGGCTGTGTATAAAGCGCGTCGCGGTATTGAAGCTGAGATGACAAAGATGATTGCTAAAACTATGCGCGACGTGCAAAGGGATATTTAGTCATGGCGTTATCCATACCAATAGTTTCAGAATTTGACGGGAAAGGAATAGACCGCGCAATCCGCGAATTTAAGCAGTTAGAAACCGTTGGTGAGAAAGCACAATTTGCAATTAAAAAGGCGGCAGTACCGGCAGCGGCGGCGTTAACGGCGGTTGCAGGGGCGTTGGGTTTGGCGGCTAAAGCGGCAGCCGAAGACGAACAGCAACAAGCAATTTTGGCTAACACGATGCAAAACGTTGTTGGTGCTACCGACGCGACGGTTGCAGCGACTGAGGACATGATCTCTGCTATGTCGAGGGCGTCGGGCGAGGCGGACAGTAATTTGAGGCCAGCCTTTGCCGCACTATTAGTCGGTACAAAAGATATCGGCGAGGCGACCAGCGCGCTGACGCTCGCACAAGATATCTCAATTGCAACTGGCAACGATCTTGCAACAGTTAGTGACGCGTTGGCTAAAGCGTATGCAGGCAACATGAAAGGTCTTGCAGCGTTGTCACCTGAGATGAAAGGCATGATTAAAGACGGTGCGTCACTTGACACGGTGATGCTTGCATTAAATGACAACTTTGGTGGCGCGGCCGCAAAGTCTGCAAACACGGCTGCAGGTCAATTCAAGATATTGAAAAATAGTTTGGCTGAGACACAAGAAAGCATTGGTGCAGGTTTGTTGCCAGTCTTGCAAAAAGTGTTGCCGTATTTGCAGAGCATGGCTGACTGGGCGCAACGTAACCCTAAAGCGTTTTTGTTTATTGCTGGCACAATTAGCGCTATTGCTACAGCGATCTTGGCAGTCAATTTTGCTATGGCGGCTAACCCGTTTACTTTAATTGCGCTCGGCATCGCAGCGCTCATTACTGGTCTTGCAGTTGCCTACACAAAATTTGAAGGCTTTAGAAACGTTGTTAACTCTGTTATTAACGGCGTAGTCAGCGCGTTTGAATACATGGCAAACAGTTACATCAAAGC